ACCCTCGTGACTCTCAAAAATTTGCTTGACAGACGCATCGTCAACACCAATTCCAAAGTCAATGAAGAATAAACGATCACACTTTGACAAACACTTTTGAATCATTTCAATTTTTTCAAATGGGTCGTCATTTACATAGACAATCTCATTCTGAACATTATTTTGAAGACAATGAATGTTAAGTTTGAGAATTGTGTGAAGTGTCTTTACCGAACAGGATTTTGAACGAGTTGTTACAACTGTACAAATCTTCATATTACAAGTATGTGTGGTCTAAGCCTTAAGCCTGTCATTGAGACAGCCCATAAATGGAAGATTTCCTACATGTCCTAGGGTTGTGTTGATATCTGCATAGATCTTACCGTCACATTGTTGCCACCGGCGACAGAATGCATAATCTTCCGAGAGATACCGCTTTGACCCAGGGTCAATCATACAGTCAAAACATGCGTGGTAGTCATCAAAGTCCCTATTTTGATGATCATTTTTACACCATAGTTCAGGGAACTTTTCCTCTATCTTTTTGAAAACTTCTCTCTTAATACACATAAACCCCGTTGGTCCATCAAGAATTGGAATGAACCCATTCTCAACAGCAATACGCTGAGCCCCAAAATTGACAACAAGACTTGAGGAAAGCATCGCCATATTACGATCGTCCCCTTTCTTAACAGCTTCAGCTGCTTGATCCCACATCACAACCTTTTTGGGGTAACAAGCAACACTGATATCATGCCCCGAACGCACGAGACGAACAACGGAGTCTGCCTCAAAATCCACATCTGCATCAATAAACATGAAATAGTCGCATTCCGTTTTTTGCATGAAGCGACCAACCGCGACATTTCTTGCGCGGTGTACAAGTGATTCATTTTCAGTAGTATCAAGGTACAATTGAATTCCTTCTTTTATAAGCAAAAGTTGAAGCTTGATAATACTAGACATATATCTTTCTAGGCAAAGACCCCCATAACATGGCGTTGATAGGAACAACTTCATTTATTACAATAAACCCTTAACCTCTAAGTGTTTTTTAATAATGTTTTCTATTTTGTTTAGTGTTGGTACAGACACCGAACACTTTTCACACACCTGCGCCTTTGTGATGCTAGAACCTAGTACTATGTAAATAATCGCGGACGCTACACTGTTGGGGGTCTTGCTCATGAGTTCCACACAATCATCAGTCGCCCCACACATTTTGTTACACTTGTATCTCTCCTCCCTAGATATATCAAAACCATTGAGAAGTCTTTGCATAACATCATATGCCTTCGTCACATAGTTCTTTTCTGTAACACCCATTATCGTATCCTTGAATATCTGTGTGGTTCGGCTAATATCTTTGGATTGAATACCAAACATATCTGCAACCTCTTTGGTAGTTCTAGGAAACTGTGCCAAACGGCATGCGTACAAAACACAATTCGCTTTGATACCGAGTCTCACCGCACCGCGTGTCAACTTCTCATCGTTGAACTTTCTATACATCATTTTCGCATCCTTGAGCACTGTATCTGGAAGAGTGTGACATGCTTCATCTATATCTTTGTACGCATGGAACAACGACCGATCCTTGTGGTTCATGGACATGTGGAAATTAATCTTTGCCATTCTCTTGTTTTCATAAGTTGAAGAGCGTTGTGTTGAAATAATAGTACCCTTACCCCAATTTTGGGAAAAGAGTTCGGGGTTTGCGTTTGGGTTGCCGCATCTAGATGGATCATTCACCCGCCCATCATCAGTGATCCCACTTGTCCACTCCGCACTGTCGTCAACAAAGTTATCTTCGATGAGACCACACTCCGAGCAAGTGGGGAGACCCTCGGGTGAAATAATCTTCACACCCGAGCACTCACGGCAAAAATTGGTATTCACTGGCTTTTGTTCGTTATTTTTTGGTAATAATTGGTCCAAATCGGACCAGATAGCTGCCAGCATCATGGTATGAAACTGGGCTATCTTTTTTAGTTTTCATTATTACGCACCAAAACTTAGGTTATCAGCGTGCGCTTTTGCGAGTGCTTCAATAGCATTAACCGTTTCTTTAAAACTTCTCGCGCCTGGAGATCTTGGCTCCCACGCATTCCATTCCTTGTCTATGGTTTTATAGTTAGATGGAGGAATGACTTCCCCGTCTATATGATCATCGGGTACAATGAAGTCGTTCATTTCTGAATCACTCTCATCCTCGTCATAAATTTCAGAGTCAGAATCTTCGATATCAATTTCGGAATAAAACGCAAACATGTTTTCACCGAGGGACTTCATCTCGAGATCTTCAAATGTAGTACCACGTGGGTAATGTTCCATCACACTTTCATATGGAGCTGGACTCATCTCACCGTCATCCAACTTATAGACACACGCGGACTTATATATGAGCTCAGTAGGGTTTAGATACCGAACTCCAAGGACCAGGCCAGTATTCATTCCCACAACACTGAACATTTCATCTTCTACATCATCTTCGTTTACTAACAGCTTTACTATGTCATTCTCGATTATTTCTGATGGCACAATCATGCTTAGAGTTTTCGCTCAAAAAATTATCAACGATAATACTACAGATGAAAATCACAATTTATTCGAAGGAAGGATGTCAATACTGCGAACACGCCGTCACACTGTGTGAATCTGAGGGGATGGATTATGAAAAAGTTATGATTGAGAAAGAGGATCTCAAAAAGTTGTGTGACGGTAGACTTGACTCTTACCCTCAAATATTTAGTGACGGACGTCGCATCGGAAACTATTTTGAATTTCAAGAGTGGGTTGAGGAGGAGTACGAACCTCTCCTAGCCCCCACACTAAACAGATTTACTGTGTTCCCCCTGAAGTATCCACACCTCTGGGAACTCTATAAGAAGGCTCAAATGAGTAATTGGACTGCTGAAGAGGTAGATCTCTCAAAGGATTTGGACGATTGGAAGACTCTAAATGAAAATGAAAAGAAATTCATAAAATACATCCTGGCATTCTTTGCTGGATCCGATGGAATTGTTTTTGAGAATATCAATAACAACTTTGCTGATGAGGTGCAATCCTCTGAAGCGAGATCCTTCTATGCGTATCAGTGTCATAATGAAATGGTGCATGGGGAGACATACAGTAAACTCATAGACAAGTATATTAAGGATGGTGCTGAGAAGAAGCAGCTCTTTGAAGCCATCCAAACAGTTCCATGTATTCAAAAGAAAGCGGATTGGGCTATGAAGTGGTTTGATACAAAGTCGCGTTCCTTTGCTGAGCGACTCTTCGCATTTGCGTGTGTTGAGGGTATCTTCTTCTCTGGTTCCTTCTGCGCTATTTATTGGCTCAAGAAGCGAGGTCTCATGCCAGGTCTCTGCTTCTCCAACGAGCTTATCTCTCGTGACGAGGGACTCCACCAAGAGTTTGCGGTGGAACTTTTCAAATTATTGCGTATTAAACCAACGACTGAGACTATTCATTCTATTGTTAAGGAAGCCGTTGAGATTGAGAAAGGATTCATATTGGATGCCCTTCCATGCGCTCTCATCGGTATGAATTCTGAAAAGATGTCCGAATATATTGAGTATGTATCTGATAGATTGTTGAAGCAGATCGGGGTGCCTCCAATTTGGAACTCCAAGAATCCATTTGACTTCATGGAGAACATTAGCCTCGACGGGAAGACAAACTTCTTCGAAAAGAGGGTTGGGGACTATGGCAAGATGGACGACACTTCAGATGAAATTGGTTTTGATGAAGACTTTTAAAGATTAGACACAAATATCTAGTAAGCACGCATGCACGCAATTCTACAATCAGTGGTTGGCGGACCCGGACCTCTCATTGTCGAATATAATGGTCAAATGTTTATTGAAAATTGTTGGACTATCACCAATAAACATGTGGAAAACATTCACAATAAATTGAAAATGTTAAATTTTTCTAAAATTGAACAAACTAGCGATCGTTCATTTATTCTTACATAGAGGAGTTGAGATCCAACGACTCGAGTTCGAGACCGGTATCTTGGAATGGAGTATCAACCATACCAGGCTTCATCACAACGTCCACTTGACGAATTGGTGGGACTGGTTCAGTTGTTTCCGTTGTTTCTTTAACTTGGCGCACGACTGGTAAATCCTTCTTGACATTCATCATACCCCACACGACGAGGATGAACACAAGGGAGTGTACAAGGAGACCCATGGTTGATGGGCAACCGTTGGGGGTCGCGATGCGTGGACCGAGAACTCGCCTGACGAGACGGAAAGTTTCTGGATTCGCGATGATGAAAAAGGTGAGACCGGAAATGAGGGAAGTCACAAACTTCTCCTGTTGCTTCTGACCATTGCACCCACAGCCGCAGTCTTTAAAAAGACCCATGATTATGTTTACTTTAGTCACACAAAAAAAATAACTTAAAGTCTAGCATCCCAGTAGATATATAATACCCACTACAAATGTCGCTTGCTATCCAACGATCCTCTGAATTTTCTGCCTCTTCTGTAGGCTTTTCAAAACTCCGTAAGAATAAGAATGGCGGTAAGACCGTCTACTTGAACGGTGGCGACAACAAAAAACTCTACCTTCAACTCCCATTCATGCGTTCCCCATATGGACTCAGTGCGTTCACTGACGAAGGCACTGGACGCACTACTTATTCTCTTGACCTCAGCTTTGACTCTGATAATGCTGAAGCGATGGACCTTCATGACAAGTTGAAGGAGCTTGATGAACTCATCGTCAACACTGTCGCCGAGAACTCCAAGGAATGGCTCGGTAAGGAGTTCAATGTCGCGGTTCTCCGTGAAGCTCTCTACAAGCCAATTGTGCGCCCAGGTAAGGAGCCATATCCATCTACCCTCAAGCTTAAGATTGCCACTAAGCCGGATGGTACTTTCGTCCCAGAAGCTTACAGTATGCAAAAGGAGGCTGTCCCCCTTGACAGTGTTGAGAAGGGACAAAAGGCTATGGCTATTGTTGATGTCAGTTCCATTTGGTTCATTGACAACAAGTTTGGTGTGACGATCCGTCTTCAACAAGCTCTCCTTGAGCAATCCACCAAGCTCCCATCCTTTGCTTTCCAAGGTCTTGACCTCCCAGAAGAGGATGAGGTTGATGAAGAAGAAGAGGAAGTTGAAGTAGACGAAGAATAAATAATTAAATTGTAATCAAATAATTCCTCAAATTTGATATGAAACTTATGAAACAAGTTACATATGAAGTTATTCTCTCAAGAAGAATTAAGATAGATGTTGTCATACCTAAGTAATCTATATTTCAGTAGATATCGTAACAGAATGAATTTCATTGAGAATCAAAAGGATCTTACAGAAGTTATCAGAGATGGAGATGCTATCACTCTCATGAAAATGGAATGTGAGATTGTAGAATATATGGATTATGTAATGCTTAATGAAGGGGGTGAGGAAGAATACCTAACTTTTCTGATTGCACAACATCCAGACCACAATGAAGCGTATCATATGTACCAAGCTTTTAGAAAGGTGTGTAGAAAAGAGTCACAATATCACTGGCATGAAATTATGAAAGTTATGGGTCGTTCAGTCATGTGTGGTGCTGTCATGAGTCAGAACTTAAAAGTGCTTGAACAAGCCATGTTTCATATGGATGAGAAAGAATTAGAAGATCTACTTCATGATATAGATGCCCCAGAAGTTTCAAAGTGGTATGATGAAAAATTTGTTAGTATGTAATAAGTATGGTGAAACTCGCGGACCTCGTCCACATCGCCAACAACGCCAAGACCAGTTCTCAGAAGAACGCGGTCGGTGAAGAAGTTAAGAAATTGATAAGGGGGCAAAAGGCGTGCTACCCAGAACAACAATTTTTTACAAAGATTCAAATGACACCACTCAAGATTAACAAGGCTACCCGACTCAGAGTAATCGGCAAAGGTACGTACGGTACTGTCTTCTATGGATGTCTCGATGACGAATGTAAAACACAAGTCGCCATCAAAGTCACGACAGAACCAAGTGCCCGAATGGAGTATCGCATCGCGGAAAAGTTGAGAGGTATGGGAGTGCCTCGCATGTACCACTTCAAATCGTGTGATCGCGATGATGTTCTTTATTTTGAATACATTGAGGGTGAACCCCTCGAAAAATGGATCAAAAGGAGTCAATCACCCGAAGATTATCGTCAAGTGATTTCTCAACTCATCACAAACTTGAAAGCAATTCACGAAAAGTATCCAAAGTTTAGACACCATGATCTTCATTGGAACAACCTTCTCGTATTGAAGGGTAACAAACCCATTATGATTGATTTTGGTATGTCCACGATCGAAGGTATTAGAAACCCAAATGTCGTGAGTGGTGAGTTTAAGAATTCTGGTATTTACTCTGGATCGCATCAAATGTATGACGCACACTACATTCTTAACATCATATACAATTACACAAAATCTGTGCCAGTGCGTCATTTCATGGAAGACCTCTTTTCACGACAATATCTTCTTAGATCATCACCTGTTACCAAAGATTTCCGTCTCCGCCCTCTAAAACACACGGGTCTTCCAACCTATGTCCAAATCTTGAAACACCCATTCCTTCAAGCTAAGAAGAAGATCGCCATTCTCAGAAAGATTATCCCAAAAAAGACTGTGGCACTCAAACCCAAAACACCCGCGAAACCTGCCACTATGAGCGCCATTCGTCGTGCGAGGGCTGTTCTTCAAAAGGAAGCTGAAAAGAAGAAGCTTCCACCAAAGAGACCTGGTATTGCCAAACGCAAACCATCCGTGATGTCACAAGTTCGTGAAATTGAAA